AAAAGAGGATGATGTTAAAGATGTCAAAGAAGTTAAAGAAGAAGTAAAACCAAGTTTTTTCAGCTTCAATAATTCAGAAAAAAAAGAGGATGATGTTAAAGATATTAAAGAAGAAGTAAAACCCAGTTTTTTCAGCTTCAATAATTCAGAAAAAAAGGAGGATGATGTAAAAGATGTCAAAGATGTTAAAGAAGAAGTAAAACCAAGTTTTTTCAGCTTCAATAATTCAGAAAAAAAAGAGGATGATGTTAAAGATGTCAAAGAAGAAGTTAAACCAAGTTTTTTCAGCTTCAATAATTCAGAAAAAAAAGAGGATGATGTTAAAGATGTCAAAGATGTCAAAGATGTCAAAGAAGAAGTTAAACCAAGTTTTTTCAGCTTCAATAATTCAGAAAAAAAAGAGGATGATGTAAAAGATGTCAAAGAAGATAAAGAAGAAGAGAAACCAAGTTTTTTCAGCTTCAATAATTCAGAAAAAAAAGAGGATGATGTAAAAGATGTCAAAGAAGATAAAGAAGAAGAGAAACCAAGTTTTTTAAGCTTAAATAATTCAGAAAAAAAAGAGAATGATGTAAAAGATGTCAAAGAAGATAAAATAGATAAAATTAGTAATATTAAATCTAATAGTAAATTAAAAAAATCTAATCCTGTACCTGTAATACCTAAAGAAACATCTGAAGCATCAAAAACATATTCTGCTTCATCTTCTAATAGAAGAGTAAGAAACCCTTCTAATAAAAAAATTAATAATACATTTCGAAAACAACCAACATATACATATTCTATTTAGTAAATTATAAAATCTAAATATATTTTTATATTCTTAGTAATAAAGGTATAATAGAATCTCTTAATATGTATACTATATAAAATCCAATTATTATTCCTATTAATATTAATATTATAATCATAAAAGAATTTGATATTAAATAATATAATAGGTATAATATAAATATTATCAATATTGAATAATAACTATTAAAATTTTCTAATATAGAAAACAAGGATGTATTATTAATATTTTCTATTAATTGAAAAAAATTATTCATTATTCTCTATATTTTATCTACAATTTTATTTACATATTATATTACTAATTGTTTTAGATGTCCTACGCGTATATCTGTATTAATCATGATTTGATAACCAGCATTATTTATATTTTTTGAGAATGATACATCTTCGCTACAAATATCTCGTAATGTTTTACCATCATCGCTAACAATAGTAGTTAATTCTGAATCAAAAAATGGATATTTCATTTTATCAAAAACTTCTTTTTTAATTGCCATAAAACCCATACCACTATAATATACAGGGTAATATTTAAACCCAGTTTCTTTTTTCCATTCTTCTATTTCTTCGGGAGTAATGAATTTAAATGTTCCTTTTTCTTTAAAATAATTTGTATCCCAATCTTTAACAAAAGCAAAATTTTTAAGATCAGACATTCTATACATTCCACAAACAACAGGATGATGCTCAGTAGATTCTATCAATTCCATTACTTGCTCTGGTGTAAATATAATATCGCTATCTATTGTTATCCATATATCAAAATCTTGATTATTAAAAGGCTTTTGTTCTTCTCCTCTTAGAACATCTAAGCCGAGAGTTTGCATTCTTACAAATGAAACAAATGAACCTGTAGCCGGAGATATAATTATGTCATATTTCTGCATTTCTAAAACTTTACTAATAGTAGCAGTCCAAGAAATTAAAAATTTAGAACTAAAATTATCACCTGGTAGAGCAAAAATAATTTTTTTTAAAATTTTTTTTTCAGTTTCTTTATTTTCAATTTCTTTATTTTCTACGATTTGATTAGCTTCTGATTCCATTATGTTTAATATATAAAAATATTTCTTATATCATTTTACATATTAAATGCGGTATTTAAAATGTATATAAAATATATCTGCATTATATAATATAATAAATATATATTAAATGTTTAATGATAATTATGATAATATAATATATAATGTTGAAATAGATTCTTATTCTCCGAGAATTTCTCAACCTATTAATATTAAAAAAGAACTAAAACCACATCAATTAGCATGTGTATATAAAGCAACTATGATGGAGAATAATAGAAAAATTAAATATTCAGGTGGAGAAGAAGTAGAAACAAATATAGGAATTTTAGGAGATATTGTTGGTTATGGTAAAACACTTACAGCATTATCTATTATAGCTCATAATAAATTAGATAACATTTATATTAATGATAAAAAAATTACAAGTTGCAATAGTAATAAAAAATATAATTATTTTAAGTTAACAACAAATAATATAAATGCTCCAGTCTTTAATAATATGATTAGTAGCACACTTATTATAGTTCCAAGAGGTCCAGTATATGTTCAGTGGGAAAGAACTTTACGAGAACAAACTGATTTGAAATATTTAGCAATAGATAATTTAAATTTTATTAATAAGAATATGCCTAAATATGATGGCAATGACGAAGAAATTATAAAGTATTTTAACCAGTTTGATGTTGTCTTAATAAAAAATACTACATTAACAACACTATATAAATATTATGATCCTTACTATTTGAACATAATTAAAGATTCAAGATATACTGCTTATATATATAAATGGAAACGTGTTATTATAGATGAATGCCACGATATTATAAATAAAATAGAAATCCTAACATACTTATATCTGTGGTTAATCAGTGGAACTTATTTGAATATATGCGATCGCGTATATTCTTCCTCATTTTCATTACATCATAATATAAAGGAATTAATAAAAGAAGAACATCTAAATTATATGTTAGTAAAATGCAATAAAGATTTTGTTAAACAAAGTTTTCATGTTCCTCCCATTATTGAAAAATTTTATTTATGTAAAATATCAAAATATTCAAAAGCTATTATACCATATATTAGCCAGAATATTCTTGAAAAAATTAATGCAAATGATATATCAGGTGCTATTAAAGAATTAGGGGGTAAAAATGAAACAGAACAAGGTATTGCTAATTTAATATGTGCAGATATGAATAAAGCTATATCTAATAAATATAAAGAAAAGGATTACATATCATTATTAGATATACCAGATGAAATTAAAATAAATAAATTAAATATAATTGATACTGAGTTAAATACTTTAAAAGATAAATTAAAAGATTTAACTGATAGAATTTCTGAAATTGATAATAAACAATGTGTAATATGTCTAGATAATATAACACATCCTATTATATTAGATTGTGCTCATATATTCTGTGGTAGTTGTATTATTCGCATGTTAAATACTAATACGCATAACGATAATAAAAGATGTCCTGTATGTCGTTCAGAAATTAAAAGTATAGAAAATCTAACAGCAATAGTTCCTGTAAAAATAGAAGAAAATAATATAATTAAGAAAGATGTTATTGGCAAAGGAATTTTAAGTAAAGAAGAAACATTGATTGAATTAATTTTAAATAATAAAGAAGGTAAATTTATTATATTTAGTCGTGTAGATGCTGTATTCTCTAAAATAACAGAAATTTTAACAGCAAACAATATAAATCATGCTTGTCTTAAAGGCAATACTAATCAAATGATGAATATTCTTAATAATTTTAAATATAAAAATACAAATGTTATTTTATTAACAACACAATACGCGGGTTCAGGAATTGATATTAGTATTGCTACAGACGTAATTATATTACATTCTATGGATGCTGATAAACAACAGGCTATTGGTAGAGCTCAACGTGTAGGTAGAATTTCTCAGCTTAGAGTTCATAATTTATGTTATGAACATGAAATGAAGACATGAATTATTTACATAAATAATAAAAATTGATAATATTTATATATAAATTTAATTATATATATAATTGATAATAAGTAAATTATAATGATTGATGATAGAAATGCACAGAGTAATTCAACTAAGATACGTATTCCTAAATATAAAATTGGTACAGATAGTTTTAATTCTAAACACTTAGGATATTTTACATCAAAATATTTTGAATGTAATGATGATTGTAATGTTAAAAATTCTAATGAAAAACAGAGACAATATTTAAATATCGCAGCAAAAATAGCTACAAAATCACCTGTTTATACTCACAAACATGGTGCTATAATAGTCTATAAAGATAAAATTATATCTTCAGGCTATAATTATTATATTAAAGATTTTAGTATGCATGCAGAAGTTTCAGCTATTTCTAAGATAAAAAGGAAATATAAAAGTATACTAAATGAATGTGATATATATGTTGTTAGAATAGGTCCTAAAAGCCTTGATAATCCTCTTAAATATTCTAGACCATGTCCTAATTGTCAATATACTATAATTAAAAATAATATTAAAAATGCATATTACTCTACTTCTTATGAATATGATATAATTAGAAGTACTATACATAATAAAAATAATTGCGAATGTTTTTCATAAAAAAATATTATTATTACAATGTTAAGGAAACCTTTGGTATTATACGTTTAATATTCTTTTTTACAATAACTTCTCTTTCATCGTCAAAGATCTTTTTTAACAATTCTTCTCCAGATAATTCATTATATTTAATTATTTTTGTTTTAATATCATTCATTTTAATAGGAACTTTGCATTCTTTAACATTAGTTTTTATTCTACCGTGTTGAGTATTTAAATCATTATATTTATAATTAAACATAAATTCTTCAATTTTATTATTAAGTACTCTTTGATAATTCTTTCTTTCTTTCATTGCAATACTAAGTTTTCTTATTTGATCATCGTATTTAAACCAATCATTTACTAAATTTTTAAAAGTTTCTAATTCTTCATCTGATGGTTCTGTATTTTTATTATTTATAATATCATCTACTATATTTAAATCATTGTCCATTATATATATTATTTATCATATATCCTTAAATTATTTTTTAACAAATTTTTTTAAATCAATTAAACTTCTATTTCCATTATATTCTTTATTTTTTTTTCCTTTTGAATATTTTAATATAGTAGGATATCCTGTAATATCTTTTCTATATTTTTCTTCAAAATTTTTAATATTATTATTAGAAGCATTTATAATAATAATAGTTTTACTATTTTTTAAACTATCACATAGTTTATTCCATGTAGGTTTTAAAGCATTACAATAAAAACATAATGGTGAATAATATAATACATTTATATTATCGTGTTCTGATAATATATTATTAATATATTCTTTATTTTCTGTGTTTAAATTAAAAATCATTTATTTGTTTGAAATCTTCTATATAATATATATATTAATATATTATAATATAGATAGAATTATGAATAATTATTATGAATTAGATTATGAGAAAAAATATAATTCTAAAGAATTAAGTGCAAAAGTTTCTTGTGATAATATGAGATTAGTATCTAAAAGATATACTGATAATCAAAAAATTATATTTGATAATAATATAAATTATGAATTATGTAAAAATGAAGATAATATTTATGATATAAAAGGTATGGAAAATGATATATTATCTGGTGTATCTATTAGTAAAAAAACGTGTATATATAAAAGACCAGAATATAACAATGGTGAATGGGAATATCAATATGGTATAAGTAATACATTTAAAGATCAATTAAATTCTCGAGATTTATTTAATTTTCAATCTAAAGCTAAAACATCTAATAATATAAATAAATGTAATAATTTTAAATTATTAGATGAGTGTGATAAAGGTCCTTTTAGAACTTATGTAAAAACATTTGAAACTGACCATAATAATTGTATTACGGGATGGAAAAAATAAAAATTGATATAATGTACACTATATTATAGTACATTATATAATAATGAACTATTATATTAGAGTTTGTAAAAAAAATACTCTGAATATTAATCTTTCTAATCATACAAAATTGTGTTCCATTTCTAATTGTATTTTAAAAGATATGAGAGAAGATAGTAGCAATAATGATTATTATAAACTTAAAACTAATTTGTCTATATATGTGAATTACAGATTAAATATGTTCAAAATATCTGATTTCGATTATATATTATATGATTATGGTTTTGACAATGCTATTACTAATTATAAAAAAAATTATAAAATTATTAACGAATTAAGCTCGTATAAGCTTATTTATAATTTAATATATAACAACTATTTTGAAATCATTAACACAAATGAAACCAACGCTGTTGATAAGATTACTTCTTATATAATTGCAAAGAATAATAGAAATACGTATTTTAAAATGTTAAATATTAAAAGAGAAGGTGATTATCTTGTTAAAATAATTAATAAAGAATTAAATAATTATAATGCTAAACTAGTTTTAAATAAAATATTAGAAAAGTTTATTGATAAATCGATAAAAATAAAATAATCTATAACACAATGCTATATATATATATATATATATATTATTTATAATTTATAAAATAAAATTTCATCATTCATATAATTATATAAAATACGATAAAACTTTTTTTTATTAAAAATTATATTAGAAGAATTAGAAGAATTAGAAGAATCATTTAATTCCTTAATAATAATTTCCTCTAGTTTTTTAATTATACTATTTATAAATAAAAAAAATACTAATTCTAATTGATCATAATTATTATCATCATTATGAGAGTTATTTTTAAATTCCTCTAAAAACATATTAGCTGTACTATTTGATAAATTATCTATTCCATAATAAAAATTTTGTAAATAAGATTCAACATTTGACGATATTCCGTTATATATAAAATTTTTATTTATAAACCCTCCCCCTTTTTTTATATTTGATTTATCTTTTAAAAAATATTTAATATAAAAACTATAACATATTAAATTTAATATTATTAATCCAATTCTTATATAATAGAATTCGTCAAATATAATTATATTATTATAACTATTTTTTATAACATATATATATATTATTAATGTAATAAATAATAATATGAATATAGTAAATATAAATATTATATATTGTATAATATTATTATCTATAAAATAAACATAAAACCATAATGATATATTAATAAAACTTAATATTAAACATATATATGTTAATATTTCATCAGAATTATTTGTATTAATCATATGTTTATATATATATAACATATAAAATATATATTATTAATATATATAATGTGAAATAATGAATAATAATATTATTATAGTTATTGACACACGTGAAGTAACATTATATGATGATATAATTGATAGAGACTTAGATACTTATAAAGAAAAAATAAAAATTATTAAAGATACTTTATGTATTGGAGATATTCATATTAAATTTAATGAGGATACATATATATTTGAAAGAAAGACTATAAAGGATTTAATTTCATCTATACATGATGGGCGATATAGAGAACAAAAAGCACGTATGTTATCTACATATAATCAAAGGTATTTAACATATATTATAGAAGATGATGATATATTATCTTCTAAAATATATTCTAAAAATAAATCAATTATACAAGGTGCCTATATAAATACTATGTTTAGAGATAATATCCGTATATTATTTACTAAAAATACAAGTGAAACGGCAACTTTAATTCTATCTATTTCCACAAAAATGATAGATAATCCTAAAAAATTTATTAACAAGTCATTAATGAATTTAGATTCGGAATTATCATCTCATAATGTTAATGCTGAAGGAATTTCTACAATAACACCACCTGTTTATACAGATTTTATTAAATTAAAAAAATATAAAATAGATAATATTGATATAAATACATGTTATATTATGCAGTTATCACAAATACCTCATATATCAAATGTTATTGCTAAAAATATAGCCAAAAAATATCCTAATATGCTAGAATTAATTACTAAAATAAATAATAGTGAAGATAAAATTAAAGAACTATGTACTATCGATGGTATAGGTAAAGAAAAGGCTGCTATAATTACTAAATATTTATTTTGCAATCAATGAAAATGCTTTATAATTATCTATAATATCACTAAAAAGTCTGATATAGTTAATTATTTTAATATCCCCAATATCTTGACTATTAAATATATTTTCTAATACATTTGTTTCTTTTGAACTTTCTTTTTCTTTATAGTAGACCACGGCATGACTATATTCAGTTACAAATTTTTTATTATTAACATTAATAATATATTTCATATTTTTATTAAAATTAATTATTTTGCTTATTATATTTATGAATTCCTTATTTTTATCTTTACAACTAGTTTTATTATATTTCCATATTATATTTATTCCGTCACATATATATGCTTCTGAAGATGCTATTCCTGTTGTTTTATTTGTAGTAATTTTTATTTCTGCTTTTAATGTCCCCGTTGCTATTTTTTTATCAGCTCTTTTCATTTTTTCTATTTCCGTTGATATTATTTCATCGTCTACATCATTTTCTTGACAAATATTTTTAGATTTTTTTGCTGCTGTAGTTTTTGCTGATGTATTTTTTGCTGATGTATTTTTTGCTGATGTATTTTTTGTTTTCGCTATTTTTTTAACTTTTGGTTCACATAATAATTCAATATATTTATCAAATAATAACTCTTTAACTGATAATAATTTTAAATTTTGTATTCTATTTTTTCTTTTTATATCATCATTATACATTGGTTTTTCTTTCAATTCAGCATCTATTTTATCCCAATATTCATCATCTTTATCATATCCAGGCAATTGATCTAAACATAATGCATATAATTGTAAAATAGGTTTCATTATTTGATTTGTAATATAATGTAGATAATCTGGAATTAAGTTATTTTCTTTAATATATTCTGGATTTTCTATTCTATCTCCTTGAAGAGAATTTGGATTATTTGTTTTGATATATATAAAGGGTATTCTTTCATTTACACAAGGACGATTGCCAGGATCTCTAGCACCAATTCTATCTGCTAAAACTTTATGAGCAATTTTTGAAGGGTCTTTATAAGATGCTTTTATACTTTTAGTTATAACAAGTTCATTAATAGATGTTTTTCCATCAACTAAATCTTTTAATTCTTCATCAAGGAACTCGATAGATGCTCTTAAATCTTGTTTTTGCAATATAATGTCTATTACACCTCCATATATTTTTTTTACTATATGAGCATTATCTCTTCTTTTTAATACGATACCCATAGATTTCTGTTTAAAACTATTAATATCAGTTTCGTATAAATTGCCAACATATCTTTTTTTACTGAGCAATATAAACGGATATAACGATTTTTCATAATTCAATTTTTGTGGTTTAGGCATTATTTTTGCTATTTCTTTTTCAACTTCTTTTCCAATTTTTATAGCATATGGCAAAGCATCTTTCCCCAATACAATATTACCTTCTTCGTCTTTTAAAGGAAATTTACAGAATATTGAATCTGTATCTCCGTAAATTACATCAGCTCCATAATTATCTTCTACGAATTTTTTTGCTAACATAATCATATCTCTTCCTGTTGCGGTAGTACAAGCAGCAATTTCTTTAAGATATATTGAGGAAGTTCTTGAACCAATCTGACCATATAATGAGTTAGCTGTTATTTTATATGCTAATTGTCTTGAATCTAAAACATCTTGTTCAAAACTATTGTATGTATCTTCGATAGATACAATGTTATGTTTTAGTATGTTGTAATTTTCTCCAGTATCAATATTAAAGATGTTGATATTATTATCTTTTTCTGAATAAATACCAGAATAAGATTTCCCATTATTATCTGTAATCGTTTTATACTCAATTTTTTTCCTAGTATTTTTTCTTTCAGTAAGAAGCATCTCTAAGATTTCAGAAATAATTCCTTTTTTTCCATCTTTATACTGAATAAAGGTACACTCTTTTTCTCCTATTTTTTTCTTTTTATCACCTTTTCCTTCATATATATCATAATATATATTTTTATATTCTATATTAGGATCATCAATTCTATATTTTTCATCCATTAAGAAACAATCGTGAGATAAATTACGTGCAATCATAGATGATGGATATAAAGAACCATAATCAAATACTACTATTGGTTCATTTAAATATATTCCTTCTTTTGGTTCTAATACAACAGCACCTTCGTATCCATCATCGGCATCTATTATATTATCGTTAAATGATTTAATAGTAGGAATTAGAGAGTTTTTTTCCATACATTGCTTGGCAATTAGAGAAAATATTTTAATACCTTGTCCTCTACGAAATAAATAATTCAAAGGAACTAAGCAAACATTTCCCATACCAATATTATTTTCAATAATTTTTAATTTGTGGATTAATCTATTTACTAGACAACAATCTTGAATACAATATTTCGCAATTTCACATCTATCAGTTGAATTACCTTTGAATTTATTAAATAATTCTTGAGGTTTTAGATCATTCTTATTATCTCCTAAAAATATTGAAGCAACATTATCAAGTTTATAACTATCTAGTTTATGCTCTCTCTGCATTACTTTAAGCAAATCTATCAAAACTACACCATCCATATCAATATATTTTAATATATTGTCACCATATGCTGATGATGATAATTTTTGCTCTATAAGAGATGTTTTGCGACCAAATATTCTACCCCAGCCAATTTCAAACTCTTCTTTAATACCTAGTTCTGCTGCTCTATCCCATATATAAGGCATATCAAAACCAAATATATTATATCCTGTAACAATATCTGAATTCAATTCATTCATTAAATTTTTCCATTTTATCAATAATTCTTTTTCTGTTTTACAAGATTCTACTACACAATCTTCTATTAAATCGCAAGTATCAAGTGTTATAATATTTTTATATATTATCTTATCAGACCCATATAAATGAACAGTAGTACCAATCTGTATAATTTTATCTCCTTCTAAAGGTATTAATATATTGTCTAATATTTTTGCTATTTTATATTCTTCTTCATTTAATTGAGCAATTGTCATATTACTATCATCAGTTTCTTCTTCATTATCGTCATTATCTTCATTACTTTTATTTTTAATAGATTCTTTAATTTTATCTAAAATATCTATAATATTTTTAAGATTATCTTTAAGCATTGAAGATATACTATCAATATAGTTTGTTGTTATATTTTTTTTAGCATATACTCGATTTATTTTTAAATTAGTTCCTTCATCTATAATAACATCATTAGTATATATAGATTTTATCCAATTTAAAATACTATCCTCGTTATACTCATGTCCGGCTTTAGCAATTATAGCTAGGTCCTGTGCTACCTTACTATAATTCTTTTTTGCTACAGGAAAATCACCATGGCTACTTGTACATTCAATATCAAAAGATGTAATAAGAAGAGGTGCGATTTTATTGCTTTCAACTGGAATAATATTTTTACTATCTACGCTAATATTATAATCGCATCTGCTTGCGTCATCTATAATTTCATATTTTTCAATTTTAACCCATCCGCATGGTTTAATATTTTGAATATGAATATATTTAAGAAATGGATCAATATTACTTTCATATGCCTTAAAACCATCTTTTTCCAATGTTTTAAAATAGTACTTTAAGTTATTATATAACTTAAGTGATTTTACACATATCTTAATAAATCTAAATAACTTGTTATTTGTAAAGCCCCAAAAATCTTTCTTTTTGACTATTGAAATATTTGAAAAATGCGAAATCATATTATTAGGTATAATTTTTCTTTCATATTTGTTACCTTGATAACACGAAATGTATTTATTATTTAATAATGTATTTTTCAAATCAACAACTTTAGATTCAAATACATTTTCATTATAATTTTCCCAACTTTCAGGTGGTTTAATATAAAAGAAGGGCTTAAAACAAGTAACATTTGTTGAAATAGTTGCACCATTGTCACACACACCAAATAAAATCATTGAATATAATTCATCAAAATCTTTATCTTTAAATTTATCTGCTTCAGGAACATATATATCTGTTATCTGAAATGTTATAGGATTTTTAGTTAGCGGTTCATAGTTTTTTCTTGGAAATTCCATTATAATTATTATATTATTTATATTTTTAAATAATATATCAATTTTTAATTTATTATAAATATTATAAATAAGTATGGAGATTAATATTGAAGGAATAATTATAATTATAGTAAGTATAATAGGTGCATATTATATTTATAATTATTATGCTAATTATGGATTAATATCTGTAAAAAGTAATATAGATAATAATGACTATATTGTTCAAATTAAAGATGATTCTATTGAAGCCGCAAATTTAATCGCAAAGATTAGAGAAAAACTTGTAATATTGATGGAACATTTAGAAAAATCATTTGGTAAAGAAGATAAACGTGTAAAATTATTAATAAAAAATTTTCGTCCAGATAGATTAAAAGAAGGAGTTTCTACACCAGGTTATACAAGCTATTCTATAAATAAAGGGGAACAAATAATTTTATGCTTGCGTAATAATGATAAATTAGTAGATATTAATACATTATTTTTCGTTGTATTACATGAATTTGCTCATTTAGCAACAGAAAGTATAGGGCATACTGAAGAGTTTTGGGATAATTTTAGATGGATTTTAGAAGAATCTATAAATATAGGTTTATATATTAAACAAGAATTTAAAATTAAAAATGTAGAATATTGTGGAATGACTATAACTTCATCTCCTATTGAATAAATAATATATATAAGATAATATAAATTAATATTATTATATTACAAATATGAATAGTCTAATCTTATATAATAAAAATAATATGACTTTTGAAATTTTTCTATATATGACATTTATATCAATGATGATAAGTTGTAAATATAATGATTTAATCAAAATAAATGTTATTAAAAGAAAAATTAATCAATATACAAATTGGAATATATATATTATATTTGCGAATTATATTTTAATTAATGTTTTTAATATTAATAATTTACTAATTACTAAATTTATTGCTAATAATTCTTTAAATATTATGATTTTATTTCATACATTTCTTATATATGATCCAAGGATATTATTCGAAACTATTGACGGAGAACCATTTGTTTTAAATAAATTAATTAAAAATAAAAATTTTTCGAGTTCTTTCTTATTACGATGTGAATATATTATATGTAATTTCATATTTCATATATTACCTGTTTACTATTATAGAAATACATTAATACATTATCGCGAATATGATAATACAAAGGATATGTACATGTATACTATAATTTTTAAATTTATGTGGGCTCTTAATATATTTGGTAATTTTAATATTACATCTATATATGTTCCTTCATTTAATTTTTGTAATGTTAAATTAATAAATATTATATTTATAATTGATTACATAGTTGATAAAACATTAATGGCAATTACTTAGGATAAGTAATTATTTAATTTATTTTTTATGTATATAATCCGTATATAAAGATTATAAAGATATTTATTATTATATATAGCTTATGATACCTAAAATTATTCATCAGACATGGAATGACGACCCTTTGCCGCAAATATTAAAATATATTAGGGATGAGAATATTAAATTATTGAAAGATAAAGGATATGAATTTATTTTGTGGACAGATGAAATGATTTTAAAATTAATAAATGATAATTATCCTAATTTTTATAAAATATATAATTCAGCAAGAACAGGAGTACAAAGAGGAGATATAGCAAGATTAATGATAGTATATCATTATGGAGGAATATATATTGATTTGGATATATTGCTTTTAAAAGATATAGATAACATAATAGATTTTTCAAAAGATAGATTTAATATTAGTTTAGAACCATCAGAACAAACTAAAATGTTATATAATACAGATTTTTATATATGTAATGCTTTTTTTGCTTCTAATAAAAATAATAAATTTTTACATAAATTATTATTTACTATACCAAAAATTATTGATGAACAAGGAAATAATATTTTAAATATATTTAATGTTTTTGGTGGTGGATATATATACGATATATATAGTAATAATACAAAAGAAAATATTTTACAAGAAGATATTAATATTATATATGATAGAGAATTGATATTTCCTATTAATGATTTAAAATTAGAAAACTTAATAACTTGTGCTAGAGATTGGAATTCTGTTAAAAATGGTAAATATCCATCAGACCCAGTAATGATACATTACTGGATACATGGAGATTTTGAATCTAAAAATTTATTAAATGTTTTTAAACCTGATATAAATTATAATATCCATAATAATATGTTTGCGTTTTTTAATATTCTTTATAACAATATTGCTAAAAAAATGATAGTGTAATTATTATATTATATGATATATAATATAATATATTAGGTATATTAGGTGTATGCGATATATACTTATATTAATACTATTCATCAATATAAGTGCTGTTTCTGGTTACTATAAAATGGCTATTAGAACACAATGTAATATTATTAAGAATACTATATTAAATGATAGCAAAATGCCTGTTATTTACATAAATAAAAATTTTGCTAAAGAAGATATTAAGAATACATTTTTCTCTGCTGAGCATATTTATCCACAAAGTTTGTTAAATATTAAACAATCAAATGATATGCATAATATTATTAGAACACTTAATACTTTAAATTTAAATAGGTCTAATTATAAATTTCAAGATGAATATGATAAGAATGATAAACATTGGAAGGAATTAGAATATAATAATTATGTTAATCATAAAGATAAAATATTTATTCCAAATAATGATTCTAAAGGTTTTATTTCAAGAGCAATATTATATATGTACAGGGAATATAAATGTAATCCTAAAAAAATTATTGATATTGAAATATTAAAAAAGTGGTATTACAACTTTCCTCCAAAACACGATGAACTATATCATAATATGGTTGTTAAAAGAATTCAAAATAAGAATAATATATTTATATCAAATTATAACAAAAAAAATAAGGGAATAAAAAAATTATTTGAAACGTTATAATATTTACTTATTATATTTACATTATCTTTTAGTTTATATTTACATTATCTTTTAGTAATATCTATTTTATATTTTTTTTTAATTTTTTATATTCTGAAACAGGTATATACATTCCCTTACTTTTTACATATTCTTTATTAGAACCTTCCATTTTATATATAACTCTATCTTTTCCTAAAACTTCTTTTTTTCCTACTTTTTTATATGGTGATGTTTCTTCACTATTAGGACCATTACTAGGTTTATAAGTTGGAGAAAAATCACGGCCAGAAACAGGATTGGGACCATATGAAACAACAGGTGGTTTAATATAACCTGGACCTACAGGAAAACGTATTCGCGGAGATAAATAAACTATTGGAGTAGTATTTCCTGAAGTTTCTTGAATGTAAGTGTAAGGAGGGCTTACTAGACGCGTATCTGGAAAGGTTCTATAAAGATCATTATTTACTGGAGTACCTTGAATATAAGGAGTGTAAAGAGTGGTTATCTTCTGATTAGGTAGAGATCTAAAAATAATATTGTTAGACCTCTTATTCTTAGAATTTGGTAGAGATTTCACTCTCATAGAAGACATAGAAGAATTAGATTTATGTTCTTTATTAATATCATTTAAAAAATATGTATAAGAGGATGATGTTTTATTTGACATAGTGATCTATTTAAATAATATATTATTATAAAGTTTGATAATATATAACATATATATTTAATTAAAAAATGATTAGAATTATATTTTATTTTAATAATGGAGCTTTTAAATAATGAGCAAAAATATGCTATAGATAGCATAAAGGATGGTTATAGTATATTTCTTACAGGTTCGGCAGGAACTGGAAAGTCATTTACTATTAAATATATTATGGAATATTTGAGAAATAATAATAAAAATTATGCTTTAACTGCTATGACAGGAACAGCGGCTGTTTTAATTGGAGGACAAACATTACATTCATTTTTAGGTATTGGTCTAGGTAAGGGAAGTATTAATGAAATTTTTAATAATATTATAAAAAGTAAGAAAAAATACAACAATATATTAAAATTAGATACTTTAATCATAGATGAAATTTCTATGCTTGATAAGGATTTATTTGAAAAAATATCTGATTTATTATGCTTAGTAAAATCATCTGATATCTATTTTGGAAACATACAATTAATTTTAATAGGAGATTTCTGTCAATTAGCTCCTGTTAAAGGACATTATTGTTTTCTCTCAGAAATTTGGAATAAAATGAATATTCGAATTATATTATTAGAAAAATTAATAAGACAAAGTGAAGATTTATTATTTCAAAATATATTGAGAATAGTAAGAAAAGGAAAATGTACTGATAATATTATAAGTGTTTTAAATAACTTAAAAAATACAAAATTTGAAAATGATATAATTCCTACAAAATTATATCCAATAAATGTTGATGTAGATAAAATTAATAATATTGAGATAGAAAAATTAAAATTATTAGGTAATATTTCTAAAATGTATTATGCTACATCAAGTATTGATATGGAAAAAGAAAAAGATAAATATATTATTGAGCTTACTTTGAATGCTCAAGTAATAATTATTAGAAATATAAGTGTTGAAAATTCATTAGTTAATGGAACGCGGGGAATAATTAAACATTTAGATGAAGATTATGTAATTATAAGCGATATTAATGGTAATATGCACAAAATTAATTACTTTACAGATACATATAATACAAATAAATCTTCTTATATTAATCATATGCCTGTTAGAATATGTTATGCATTATCTATTCATAAATCTCAAGGGATGACTATTGACGCATTAGAACTTGATTTAGGTTCTAATATATTTACATGTGGACAATCTTATACTGCTTTATCAAGAGCTAAAAGATTGAACTTGATAAAAATAATAGATGTTGATAAAAATTCTTTTAAAACTAATATGTATGTTAAAGAATTTTATAAAAATGTTAATAATAAATTATCTTAATTATTATTAGATAATAATAATATATAAAAATGAATGAAAGTTTTGTAACACAAGAAGAAAATGATAATATAGTTAAAAACGTATTTATTGTAATTGGCTATAGTTTTTTAAGTATACTAATGATTATATTATTAGCATGGGGATATTATACTAGTCAGTATTTATTTATAGCAGTATATGCTTTCATAATACTTCTATATAATTCCATGATAATAGCATTTGTTGTTATAAATAAACAAATATACGATGGTGATAGTTATGGAATTATTATAGGTTCTACTATTATTTCTATGGTAATAACCTTTTCTATAATTTGCTTATATATATATAAGTATTTTGGCTCCATAAAAGAAACAAAACAATCTGTACAAGATATTAAATATTCATATAATTATTAATAATTATAAATGGATTATAAATAACCCAAATAAGATATAATATATAATATTATAAATATTATAGTACTTTTAATATATATATCAAAGGTTATAATATTTTCTTGTAAATAATCAGGTATTTTATCATAAATATTATTAATAATTCCACTATTATATATTAAAAATACTATTATAACTATAATTAAATTCTTTTTTATCAATTCAATATCAATATAAACCATATAATCATATTTATTCATATTTTGTGATAGAAAATGTGGTGGTGAGTGGCTATTATATATATTTGGTTGTTGTGGTGGCATATACATAGGAGGTATTCCATTATTAAAATATTGAGGAGGCTGATTATTGTTCATAGATGACATCATATTTGGACCTAAATTTATATGTTGGTTATTTGGCGATTGAGGTTGTAAATTAGTATTTATATCTTTGTTTTTTGATAATTGCAATTCATCTCTAAATTCACTTAAAACATCTTGAACTAAAGGGTCATTAATATCATTATGTTCTGTAGAATTATTCATATGTTGTTTAGTTGTTGAAACAGACATTAATCTAATAATATATTATATTAAGAATATTAATATAATTACGCAATAAAAATTAATATATGTAAATATTTTTTCAAAGTTTTTATATATATATAGCATATTTGAGATTATTATTTTTTAATTTTTTCACATTTACCTGTCTTAGGGTTTCTTATTTTATCTTTATCACATATTTTAACACAACGTTTTGTAACAGGATTTATTTCTTTCCCTTCAGGACATTCCTTGTCTGATTTTTCTGCTTTTTCAGGTTTTTTAGGTTTTTCAGGTTTTTCAGGTTTTTCAGGTTTTTCAGGTTTTTCAGGTTTTTCAGGTTTTTCAGGTTTTTCAGGTTTTTCAGGTTTTTCAGGTTTTTCAGGTTTTTCAGGTTTTTCAGGTTT